TAATGGTGTTCTTGCTTTCTCTGATGATGGAACAGAAAGAGGTGCGATAGATTATGATCATAATGGTGATCATATGTCGTTTAAAACAACAGCAGGAGAAAGACTTCGCATCACATCAAATGGTGAAGTTCTAATTGGACACACTGCTGTTATTGGTCACAATGGTGTAGATGGTTATTTACAATTAACAGGAACTGGTAGTGATAGTTCATCATTTAATCTCAACAGATTCAGTGCTGATAACTGGTGTCCATTCA